ACTAAAGAAACTTTTGTTTTCTCCCATAATACTACTACTACAAGTATCAACCCCGTCCGTCTGTCAGAGACGCTAAACTCTGATAACTAAACCTAGCCACATCAGTTGCTTAAAGAACCTCTTGAGACACTCTCCCACTTAACATCTTTTAGGAATCTTCGATGCTACAACAACTTGGCTAGTAAACAATAAATCCGCATACTTCACAGTTGTAAGAGGCCATAGGTCCAAACTTTGAAAGGTTTGTTTCTATTGTGTCAAACACTTAGATTAACAGAGGCTATATTAGTGCTCATCACGTTAACAAAGTAATCTTGCGCAATAGTATGAGTTTGTTGTAAAACGTCTTGATACGACACCATGACATACCACGATTACGCTCTTAAGGACAATGTTGTCCTCAAGAGAGATCAAAAACTAGCTTTGGACAACTTTGTCACCGAAGTTATCCAATTCTGGACCCCCATTCTGACCACGCTACTCTTGCTTGCCTATGCACTCAGGAAAATCATGCATAATCCATTCGTCGGACCCATTTCGGATAATCCTCTGAAACGTGCCCTACAATGGATCATCTTTGTGTTCACTCGCCGAAACCTGTATTATCAAACACCAGTTTTTGCCCGTGACGAGTCTCGCCTAAACATTTTTCTCCACAATGATTTTGCACGCTTGGACAGAAACACCCTTAATGGATATTGTAAACTATGTAATCTATATGGACATAATCACACAGATAAACATAATCCTACCATAGACGCACTAGTTTTAGCTAAAACTTGTAAATTACTCCGCTATAATGATAAGGTAACTAAACCATTGGCCTACACTGTACATAACATACGGGCTTATGAGAAGAATACCAAAACATTTGCAGATACCTTTGGTACAACCACTACAAATATCCCAACTAAATATGCTCTAGCACCTAAGAAAGCAGTAAGCGAACTTACCACTATTGAATCTAACCTAGGACCTATTTACGTTAATAACACTATAGCTTACCCACATCTTGGCTTTATTGCTTATGATAATAAACAACACCTCCAGGAACTCCTGGCTAATGTAACTGTAGTTTTAGACACAATTATGGTTTATACACAATACGAGCTAGATGACGCCACTATGAACATACGCAAAAGTGACATAACACTTAGTTTTGTAAATGACTTTGATTTGACTAATGCCTTAACCAACGAGCTCAAAGATCCTCGTACACCTTGGTTGCTAAAAGCTAAGAAAACATCAAACAAAGCATCAGAACAAGATGATGATACAGAAGCTGAAGACACCCAGAAAAATAAACGCAAGGGAAAACAATTAAAACCACAAACACAGCTACTGCAACATACACTTGCTAAACAAACAAAATTCGCTCGTCGCCAACCGTTTTTATCATTCGGTCCCACTTACATGACACTTCTATGTCTTATTTCTATTATGAGCCCTACTTACGCTACGGTTTGCACAACTTATGAACCACTTGATCAAGCAGATCTGTACTGTAACAACTTGCAAAACCTAACCATCGAAAAATACCACGCTTATGCAAATTATGAACAATTGAATAGACAATGTTTTTCCATCGATGGTGCTGAGTTTAAGGACTTGATACGTTTATCGGTATCCAATGCTCTAAATTTGAACAACGTGATCAAACCTGTACCCAGGGATGATTACATACTTAAGGCTTTCTCCAATGCCCTACCACTGAACACACACGTATTATCCGACTACAACACCATTTTGGACTTGCAAATACTTATGCAATTCTACAACTTAAATGGATCAAACGTTTTGTATACTGAAACTTATTCAGAGAGTGAGGATTATGCAGGTAAGGTCGTACAATTGTTGGCCCAAGGTACAGGAGGCATTTGTAAAGCACCTGCTTGCATTCTATTCACCGGTCTTGCCACCACTGTTACAGATGTGGAGGTTAAGGTCACTGAGCGCTTAACTAAACGTATAAAACATCAGGAACACGGAAAGCCACTACATATCAACCCCTCCTGTCGTAAGACATGTTATTGCATGTATAAACCCAAAGTTAAACCAGAACCCGTAGAAACAGTCAAATATGCACCACAGGCTGAATTCTATACACAACTTCGCTATTTCCAAAACCATGAACTACAGATGTATGATGATTTTGAAATGGGTGTGCTACGGTATAACAATTACACACTCAATACATTCATCTACTCTAACGAAACCTGCATTCTAACTCGTGGTGTACATTGTGTTTACAACCCTGAACACTTTGCCATCACACGTGTTTACAACAATTTAGGAAATTACCTAGAGTGCGGTGTAAATCAGGAATTTTGTGAATCATTGCAACAGGAATTTATGTTTAACGAACCACAATTAGTCATTACTGAAAGTATGGCTGTTGAAGCCCCCACACAATATCACAAAATTTGTGATAATCACTACACATCATTGCAAGTAAAATACCCCTTGATTGAAAAATTATTTTGGAGTAACTTCHATGTTAGTGTAAACCGCGCTTTAGCTGTTAAAGAACCCGCCACGTTCATAATAGTCCACGATACAGTAGCAATCATCAAAACGGTAATTGCTGACATTATTGAAATTATGGAAAAATGTTATGACAGCACAGCTATAAAGCTCACACATCACGACTTCAACAAACTGGAATATATGGATGATTATAGCCAGATTCTAGTAAAGTATAAGCCACTTTTGGAACAACATAAGATTATGCTTATTGAAGACATCGACTTAATTACAGTACCAGCTGCTCGTGCCTTATTTTCTATTTTTGATACTTACACACCCTTAGTGAATGGAGTCTTTGTTTTGGGCACGCTTAACCATAAGCGTTACAATGAAACATTGGCTTTCAATTACTATAACGATCAAACACCTACATTTTATGTGGATGGTATCTTAAATGCTAATTGGCAGCTCCTGGAAGACCACACTCGACAACCGTTAATTACACGCGTCGCTGATAATGTACACACCATTCTGGCTAGACAACTCGTAACACCACCTGCTAAAATTGCAGCCACTATGCCTAAAGTACCCACTTTGAATAACACCTCCAAGGTTATCAACACGCTAACACATTATTCCGCCCACCTCTTACAAGTTGTAGGAAGTGACAGCACACAAGCATATACCTATATTAACAGTTCGGTGCATAATATCACCGATTATGTTAATGACTCAGTACATAACATTACAGATTATGTATACACGGTGTATAACTCCACGAAGAACCACATAGTTACACGCTACAACAATATGCTTATGGCTGCTTATGACATACAACTGAATTTTTACAATCAGTACCCTTTGCGTCAAGACTTTTACCATAAAGGTATTCGTGCGTTTGATCTAGGTCAAGTTTGCGATTTCCTTCACCACACTGACACAATTGTTTTGTATCAGGATTGTATAAATCAAAAGTTAGACACGATTTATGTCATAAAATTGCGTTACGGACAAAATGCTAATGGTTACCACATGTATCCCCTTAAACAACCACACACTAAACAGACCATCTATGAATTGAGCGACGCCATTGGCTTCGTTTATAAAGATAGCAAATACAACTACTTTAGAACACTGTTTACGAATCCAGGGGAATATGTTTTAACAATTCGCGAAAATTACTTGGAATACTGCAAATCAGACTTTAGCCCAACACCAGCTTTCGCTCCAGATGCAACTCTTCAATGCTATGCATACATCACAGGTATACAGGTTATTGACAATTTTATTGCTGAATTTGGTTTGTTTCTCATGTTATACACAGCTGCCTTAATAATTATTTTGGCGCTAGCTATTACAATTCGAGATAGCACTATGATGATGTTTTTAAAACTGTCTATAATTTTTGCCTACACATTTGGACCACTGTTGCTAACACCTAAAGTGTTCGGCTCATATATCTTTGTTTCACTCTACAACATGCTACCATATACAAGTAACACCAGTTATGGTTGTTTACTTATGATGGGGGCCCTCGCAATTACAGTCATTGACTTATTTGCATACATGACACAAAGGTACCGCTCAGAATTTACCAAGAACATCTTGCAATTGGCCACATTACTTTTTGAAATTGTGGCTATCACTAAGTATATTTTGATTCCGTACGTCTGCACCAGCTATGGTCTAGTCCTAACGATCATAGTTAGCTACGTTGCATACCGTTACATACAATCACAACGACCAAACTACCTAAAAGCTACAGTCTCTAATGCTACTGCACATGCAGACTGGGTTGCTTACAGAAATACAACGCGTGAGAAAACGGATGAAGCTGCGAAATCAAATTTGAGTAAGATCATTAACACTAGCATTGCCGATATAAATAAGGACCAGTTCCTAGAATGCGTATATCTGGCTGCTTGCCACCGTGCCACTGTCGCCGCTTCAACTTATAACCCCAAGCACTATTTGCACATACCAAACTATAATACTAAAATTATGTTTGCGCGTGACAATGAATTGATGAACTATTCAGTGCTATCAACCGATTTAAAGAACAAGAGCGCAGCATCAAACCCCTCAATTTCACATATCGTTCTTGAACTGCCTGTTGCCATTAACCCTCTAATTAAGTACACTACTAAAACAAGTGTATCAAGTCTACGAGGAGCAGTAGTCAATGGATATATTTATATTCAGCGCCATCTGTTCGGTAGTAAGAAACAAGAATTCGAGGCATGTTATAATAATGGTAAGGGGCTTCTAAATTGTAAGAATCTGGACCGCTCTAAATATGACATTGATTCAGCAGAATTAATAGGTACATTAATTAGAATCCCACTACACGACAAACAAAGTATCCCACATATCAGCTTACATCCAGATCCATTAAGTTATAATGGACCGGTTACCCTCTACTTGTCACGTTACGACACGGAACTAAACAAAGATGTACTTTGTGTACATACTGGTTTCATGTCAGAAGGACACCACGATATTAAGACTGTGTTTGGCGATTGTGGAGGTATGCTATTTGACCCCAAAGGCAGATTATTAGGCTTGCATTGCGCTGGTTCTGATGATGTTGTCTTTATGGATACAACCACAGGAAAATCTAACATTTGGACTAGTTACAAATTGCAACACCCATCTGAAATTATGATAACTTTGAATAATGAAATCAATTTGCCGAATCCGACTAATTATGATTTCGAGACTACTAAGGTTGTTTATCAACACCCTTTGCGTAACGTATGTGCCACTCTAGAAACACTCCAGCATTTAACTAACAAGACTAACGTTAAATTGCCATATGACCCACGTTTGTTGTCAGATTTCAACATTACTGCTGAACAATATGCCCAGTATGGCTACAACATTGACTATAACAATTTCATCAACAACTTTAATCGCTACACAACTACAACTATAGGGACCAAAAGCTTCGAAACCTGTATAAAGTACGGACTCATGGACAATAAGAAAGTCGAATATTACAACCAAACTGCTACCATCTTCAATCCTCCAGAGCATAGTTCTAGTGGTTTTGATAACACTATGGATGTGTTGTATGTGTTTGTGTATATGTTTACACACACACACCCAGCCTTCTATATAGCCGCTGCTTGTGTATTTTGTCTTTTCTTTGTCAAAATGAATAAGTACCTTAAAATGATCCTTAGCTCCATCATCTTTACAATCCCCCACATTTACGTCAATTATTATTATGGCTTGGTTTACATGCCATTGAAATGGCGTAAGCAAATCACTGCTTTAGCCATCCGCTACAATCCCTACACGGCTGTGGCACTGCGCTATAATAAGAATTTGAACATTGCGAAGGATGTAGCAAAGGAACTCGGTACCCCTAAAAATTTGTGTACGCATTTATCAACGCTCTTGAAATGTATTAAACCCTACGCCGCCTTTAACGACCTCAGTCAGGTGATCAACAATGTTGATGATCTAATGGCTAATTGGGCTAATACATATAATGCCGAAGAGCTTCTTAAACAATACATCGATGAAATCTACAAGTTGTACCCAATACTATTCGTTGTTTTCGAGAAGATTGAGAATTATGAAGATCAGATTAAAACTATTTTATCATATATTAGCGATACTGGTGAATTCGATCTGAATGGCTTTGAAATCCATTTTGATGAGAAGGAACACACGACTAACATCATAGACACAAATGTTGAGGACATACATGACAAGTTGATGGCTGAAAAAGCTAGTTTGATAGCTCTTAAGAATATGAACCTAGAGTTCGATATTGAAACCATTAACAATGCCAACATTGGTGAACTCGTACGCTATTTGATAATTAGTTCTACTCCAGACACACTCGATCGCGACTTGCTATCCAGGACCACTGAATTACTGGTTAGACGTATACATCAGTTACGTGATGACTCCGAACACAACGAAAACCTGATCACACTATTGTCGGAAATTTACAAACATAAAGACTTCTTAACAGCATCTCATTTGACCTCTAACCTTCGTGATCGTAATTACATCATGAACAATCTGGTACGCGTGATAGCTTTGTTTAATAAACAAATAAACATGCAAGTAGCCCAGAAACAGTATGAGGCGCGCCGCATTGAAGAATTGCGTAAGAAAGAATCTAAACAAATTATGGAACAAAACAACCGTATCCGTAAAATGCAACGTCAAAATCAGAACATTGCTAGTGCAATAGTTCATATGGTTCATGCATGCTTCGCTAACCGCTTTATGTTACAAAATGAAGCCCAGAAGATAATGAAAGCCCTTCTCGGCTCTGACCTGGAATTGGACCCCACTGACGCTGAAATGCAATATTACACAGCATATCGCAACGGTCAAGTACTAACTAATCAAGCAATTGTTACCAATTTCACCACACTCACGACAATACTATGGACAGGTAATGGTTATCAAACCGTACCCAGTATGTGTGGCGCTCAAGAATTTACTTGCACTGCTACGCACAAACATGGTTATTTTAATTGCACCATGGAGATTAAGGATGCTTGGTATAAGCATGCTGAAGAATGTACAAAATGTAAGAGTTACTACCGAACAAATAAACATCCACGTTGTGGTGCCATTTATGACACTACCGTGAAACGTTATCCAACACTCAGTAACTTCATTGCTCGTTACCGTAGCTGTCCAGCTTGTATGCCTTGTACACAATGTTTGTCACGCCGTGAACCTGGTTGTGAAAGTGCCAGTTATCATATTGCTGACACAGCACATTATCAGAATCAAGCATATTTAACACCTATAAATATCAAGCCAGACAACCTCGAATACAACTTCGTTGATATCAACAATGGAGATGTAAACGCAATATACAATGGTCGCATATGGTTAATGAGACGTACAACAGCAATTACACCACCACCAGCACGTTACCGTAACATCACTAATCTCAAACTCAAACAGACCGATCCTGAAGGCTATTACTACATATCTGAAGTATGTCCCACTGACTTGGCTATTTTGAACGCCATGATCAATCAAATTCAACTAAAGCTTTTGGATCGTACTGTCCTAAACAATGAAAACCACGTGGAAAATGCCAACACTATACAATTTAACAACCCACTAAATGACACGACACTAGACGATTTGCGCACTAAACATAAGCATTTATTGGTTATGAAATTGAGACCCGACTCGGAACATCACTTCATTGAGGTTTTGAACTTTGTTAGAATGAACAATTTACCAATATTTATTGCCCACGTAACTTACGCAGACAACACCGTTAATCATGCCACCATATATATAAATTATTTGCAGGCATGGCGCAATGAAATTCTTGACGATGTGACTACAACATGTGATATCTTGGAGAAAATCATTAAGCACCCTTTGGATTTTCAAGGTGGGCTCGTACTCTAAGCAGGAACAGTAATGTAGCCCGATATCACCAACTATGTACCACCACTGATGCTGGTATAAGACACACCATCGATATTTCCTGCAACAAAACTTCCATCAGTTATATCGATGAAGTAAACAACAACGTCAATGTCAAAATAAAATCGCACATTGTAAAGGAACACAAAATTTATGAAATGTTAATTAACCAATATCCTAACCTCTTTCTTATTGAACACAAGCTGGTAAACGATATCATCCCACATTTATTACGCTATAATATGACAGCACTTAGTTTTGCTGACCTATATGGCTTAATTAAAGAGGAAAATTGGCACCCTATTTATGATACTCTACCACAAGTGACATATCATAAAATTAATGACGATCTACTACTAAAAATTAAATCGCACACTCCATCTCCACAGCACACCTGTTGTATGCTATGCCGTCGTTTTCTAGTTGAATTCGGCTTGCTTTTGCATAAACTAAATTATAAGGTATTCGAAACAACACGCGCTATGTTAACTCATTATGATTTTGTATTGACCGCAGACAATGTTGATCTAAATGGTATACTGGATTTTGAAGATTACAAACTAAGAAAATGTACAGTAGCATATGATGTTAAATCACAATTGCGCATTATGCAACCTTACTACCACGCATTGTACTCTTTCTATGAACATACAGGTATGTACTTCATTAGCCAACCCATCTACAACTCTATAGTGGATCCCAGTCTCGATCTAATTCAACAGTTTGAATCGGCAGTTGAGGCTACTCGAAATCTACCATTGGACGCTAAGTTTGATGACACACCATTATATAGACCAACTATACAACATCTCGCCGAATATCTAAAATTGAACATATATGCTATGGAGCCGGAACCTCTATGGAATTGCTACGATACTATGGATTGTCCGCAAATAGAATTACCGGGAATAGACAACGCTATTACAAGCATAATTACAAAACCAACAAGACCTCTCTCGGAATACATCGAATTGAACCACACCACAGTTAAAAATTTTGACGGTGACATATACTGTAAAGTAAATCACAACGAAATTAACAACCTTCAGGATATACTTTACTGTATGCCCACAGACGCTACAATTCATGAACTATACATAGTTGACCACCCCTACGAGTTAGAATCACACAACCGCATGCTACGCACTAGTTTAAATATTTGGCTTCATAATCTTTATGATGCTAATGTAAACTTATCACACTTTGATTCAATAAATTATGACAAAACACGCAAAGCTAGTTTCCCCATTGTTGGTACTGTACCAGCAATAACATTGCGCGACTGCGAAATTTGTCAAGACGAAATACCAGATGACCTGAAGGATGTCTATGATTTTGGATCTTGTGTGCATGCAAAAGCCCAGTTGTCTGATTATACAACACCACGTAAGTTGAACCCATTGATAGAATTTGATCCAGCACTACTTCGTCATGGAGAATTTCTACCAAATAATGATTACGCATACACTATGAAGACTAAACCAGACCACTTAATTGATCGAGAACTAAAAGATTACATCGATTCAACTGGTTTAACAGCTTTAATACCACCACTGGACATCAACCCCGCTGTACATGACCCTGAAACAACATATTCAAGTTCGTATTATATAAAAACACCATCAGAAACATCTATACGACAAGACCTTGAATTGTTTAATCAGAACACCGCTGGCTCAGTTTCACCTACAGTCTTTTTAATGGCTATAGAATTATTACATCAACTGTTAACTGAAGAAATTTCTGCTTCAGACGGCAAGCCAAACTGTCCTATGGTGCCCTCAGAAGTACCTGTACGCAACAAACATAAATCAGCCGGTACTCCATACCGAAAATTTGGTGATTCAGAATTCATGCGCGAATTATATGGTAACTATCGTGACGCTATTGTTTATCATAAGCGCCATTCTGCAGATCAACAGCTAACACTAACTATCAATAAGGTTGCCCCTTCGAAAAATCATCGCGATCGTACAATCCTCGCCATTAGTATAAATAAATCAGAACCAGGACGCTCACTTTATCGTTGGAATTTGGATAAAATAAAATACACCTCCAGTTTAGGTGGTCCAATTCTAATCGGTTTTACAGCACAATACGGTGGTTGGGATAAACTCTATAAATATCTTTATAAAAATTCCCCCGCAGACAACCCAGACACAGCAGAACATGCAGTGCTTGGTGGAAAGGATTATCCAAAATGGGATCGCCGTATTTCTAACATGCTACAACTAACAACTACAACTGTTTTATACAGTTTGATAGATCCAAACACTCAGAGAAAACTCAATAACGCTACACCCGCACAAACTTGGCACGAATATATGGCTGAAACAACACAAGTCTTATATGACTATCTCGTCTTTGGCAATGAATTATATCAGAAACCTGGAGGTGTAACTTCAGGTAATAGTCGCACAGCTGATGGCAATTCACTACTTCACTTATTGATTGACTTTTATGCTATAATTAGTCAATTGATTCAATCAACACCAGAAAACGTACATCTAGAAGTGAATTTACGTAACGCTTTGTGTAAAACAGTTTTTACCAGAATACCCTCGGATTACATAGATTCAAGCTGTGTAACACTTAGAAACACTGATACATTACACACAATTCGCCGACGCGTAGCCAAAGGAGCTTATTTAAGCGACGACGGTTTAATCGTTATAGACCCACGCATTATAAGGTATGACGACTTTATGTCTGTTAGTCACCTTATTAGCCATTACATGATAGCACAAAACAAGCACAAATATCACATCGACGCTATCCAACGCTATGCAAGAGAATTCCTATCACAAGACACTATTAAGTTTGGTGATATGGTTTACCCAATACCTGAGTTTGGACGCATGTACACCGCAATGCTCCTGAGTGACAATAAAAACACTTTAGACCCACAAATTAATATCACGCGTTTATTGGCACTATTTTCATATTTATATATATACTATTTCAAGTATGAAGATCAACCCACTCATCCAATATTAAAATTTCTTGATGCGCTAAGAACCTACATAGAAAATAAACTGAATACAACGGATGAAATTTTCTTAGACTGCATCAAAGTTCCTGATTTACAGGATGTAGAATTTGACCTTAAAAATTGTGATTTATACGAAAATTTTGACTACTTATGGGGGCTTGACCAATCAAGTGCCTATATGGAATATCTCTGTAAATACAAACACCGCTATCGTAATTTATCGCTGTTTAAACGTCAACTTATACAACACCACGAAGAAGCTCAATTGCATAATGAAAATAAGCTTATGAATAAAGGAAAATTAATCACGTACAATTGCTATGTTTGTGGCGAAAATGCGTATTTAACATGTGCTACATGTGAACGCGCATTTTGCAATAGTGCAGATACCAATCATGGCTCACATATGGAACAACATCTACAATATTCAGGTCATACCTGTTTATACCTAAATTGTAAAACTGTAAAATGTCAACATTGTTTTACGATGGACATCAACTTACTATACACCACTGGCCGTGACCACTATTGTGAATCACATAAGCCTAAAAATGCCGTACGTATACTAAACTACAATGCTAATACAAAATTACCACCGCTCCTTTATCTATGTGTAACAGACACAAAGCGTGTGACATTTTATGAACAATGTTACATTAATTACACAAAAGCACACCCGACCTATGCAATAAGTAAAGAACAATTTATGAGCCTTATTCAGCTGTATCTACATCAAGATTACACACTACCAGTTAATCAATTAGCTAACCGGATTAGAGTTAGTCTACAATTGAGTTCATATGGTGTAGTCAGACCATATCATCAATTAATTATGCAGCTTACAAAATTAGAAAGCAAAGTCTTAGACTCAAGTGTTGTTGATATACCAATTACACTCATCAATTCACAAGAAATTGGGACATACTACATTGAAATACCTCGGGAACACAAACTCGACCAACATTCCACCTATTCCTATCTACTAGGAACTCGCGAGGTAAGTTTCACACCCAATTACTACCGCCTAAGCAGCACAAACACTCATATATGGCAAACTGACACACAAATTCCAAATTATTGTACTTTTATACGACAGCGTCGTCTAAATACCTTAAGCGCTATTCTACGCAACACAACACAACATGTGCCAGAATTTACGCGTTTGCTATTAGAATGGAATCAACAATTACCGATTACAGCTAAACCCTTTGCAGAATTTAAACCTTCATTGAAAATTCCAGCTCAGCCGAATGTGACTGACAATATTAATACGCTGCTAAAGGAGCTGAATGTAAAACGTTTTAAAATCATGTTTGGCGGGCCTGGTACAGGAAAATCTCACACACTATCTATTCTCATAAACCATTTACATGAGAAGGGTCTGCGAATTCTAGTGTACACACCATCACACCAATCTGCCAATGCTTTGCTATATAAAATAGCAAACTTGATTAAAAGACGCACTATACAAAACCCCGGATTAGTCAGAATTATTACAGATGGCATGAAAGAAGAAATCAAGCCACACCCATATATAACTTATCGTACAAATATGCTAGACAAAGACCGCATTTGCGTGACAACTATACAAAGTTTTTCAACTGTACAGCATGTTAAGGATGTAGATTTAGTAATTCTTGACGAATTCAGTTTAACTTCGGATAATTACCTACTAACCGGCCTTGCACATCTAAAACCTTCTACACGTGTTTTGTTTTCTGGTGACCCCAGACAACTTAGCGGTGTGGATGAGATTAGAAAACCACTACAATCACGTTTTCATACTTTGATTAATTATTACACTGAAACCTACCCGCGAGAAGTGCATGTGTTAAAATACCACTTTAGATGCCACCCAAGTATATTCCAGTATTTCAAGGATCTGTATTATGCAGATAAAGACATGGAATGTGCGACATCTATTGCAGATCGTATTATACGCCCACTGAATCCAATTAATACAGTGCAAGTCAGCGAACCCACTTTTAGAAATCAAGGTGTAATATTAAATCAAGATGAAGCCGATAAGGTCCTAGAAATTCTAGTGCTTGTAAATCAAACACTAGCACTCCATTCAAGTTATGAATACCAACCCACTATTGCAATTATATGTAGTTACAAATCACAACTTCAAAATTTTATCTCACTACAGCAACAGAAAATTCTTTCAGAGAATGTCAATTTAAGCACTATCGATTCTGCTCAAGGCGACGAATTCGATATAGTAATACTATGTCTTTCCCAAATTAACAACTTCACGTTAAATCCTAATCGATTTAATGTAGCAATTTCAAGGGCTAAGTCAGTGTTGTTTATAACAGTTCCCCCTATTGACAAAAACCCCGCATTTCTTTTTAAAGATGTGTACGCAACTTTGCATAAACACAATTTGACATACTTTAAGATTTACAACACTAGTGGTAAAGCAATACTTTCTTTAGATTCACCAACAACGTTAAAGACCAAAGCAGAGAAAATGACATATACAAATGTACGACATCTCGACAAGAACACCCATACTATGCAACGAAAATTTCCAATGAACATAGTTATGGACGACTGTATATGCTTTGATGCTGAATTCTTAAACCCTAGAGACAACGTACAAGAACCAGTAATGCTTTCATATGGTTTCTCCAGTAAATATGGCAAACGACGTATAGCAGGCATTCCAGTGCGCTATATAAAAGACAAATTCAACAGAATAGTCCCACAAAAGTACAATTACAAGGATAATAACAAACCATTAACATCTACTTACACCTGCGACTGGATGAGGAAACAACACCCTGAACAATATAAACACCTCCTAACATCAGTTATGCAAGGAATCCGTAATGACACCACTGTAGATCTTAAGCCACTGCTTAATTTTTGTGTAGATAACATGCATGTGAAACCTGTTATCGTCACATGGTCTGGCGCTAGTGACCACTGTTTCTTAAAAGCACACACGCTATATCCAGACATTGCAACAGTATGTAATATAACTATACGCTGCACGTCACAACCAATTTATGCTTCACCACAAGGCCGACACACTTATTACCTCTGCCAATATCACGCACACCAACTTAAAGACCATGTTAATATAACTCATTTTGTAAATCTCGAGATCATAGATCTCAAGGTAGACCGCAATCAATATACAGATGAGAGAACCTTAAGAGTGTATCACAACGATTACTTAAAGCTAACATTGGACCTCGATAATGTAGCCTCTAATAGTCTAACTGACTGTCATACTAGATACTGCAGAACCGTACATGCACCCGCAACACCACATGACCCACTTGATGATGCCATCATGACACAGTGTATTTATCAATCTTTTGTATTGTCACATCTTGAAAATTTAGCATACGAACCACAAGCTAACCTCAAGGCGTTTACATCTATGGACTACCGCCTTAAAAATTTCAATCCTGAGATGTGTAAACTAAGACGCGAATTACAAAAAGTTTGGTACTCACAATACACAAACACTAACAAAACACACTGCAATATGGGCTGCGGAAAAGAACCATTACAACAAGCTCTTCATAACATCGACGTATTACAAGGTAAATCAAATCCACAGAATAACATGAACACCCACACCTGTGATTCTGAAGAGCATATATATTTTGATAGTCACTGGTATAAAGCTGGTGGTTTTACAAAGCCTTCGTACATTTTTAGCGACATTAATAAAGAACACTATTACAAACTCGGGACCACTGGCTTATGTCTATACTTAAATAGTAAATACGCCAAATACGTACATGAATACCGCACTGTTAGCGGTAACGACGTTTTTAAATCACTATATTCACCATATTGTGATTTAGGCAGAAAACCACACCAAGCAGAAATAGAACCTAGCTGCTCAATACCCGATTGTATAATCACATCTAACATAGGCGAACGTTTTCAAACTTTAGTTTGTAACGTACACAAAGATCAAATGGACATTATTAGCAAAATCTCACAAGCCACTAAGTATGGGTATCAATTTATCTATACTGGTAAAACTTTGTTAAATAACCACGCAGCCTTATCTAAAGCTCCACATAATTGGGATCATCTAACATTAGAAATTCCTGGCTATAACACACGTAAACAGCATTCCAGTCATATGACTACTAAAGCTTTAGGTATACTACATATACTACAAGATAGTATGTTATATACAAACCGTAAAACACTGAATCCTAACTTACCGGTTATTTTACCTGGTTCGGCTAGTTATCTCGGTGATACAGTACTTGCTAATGAAATGGCTAAAACCCTCAAACAAACAAAATTCATACACATTGATCCACGCCTAAAAATAGATAACAACACAACACACCACAGAAAAACACTAATGGAAATGCTAGACATAGGTTATACAACGGAATTAATAATTTCAGACATCCATGATAATAAAAATCCATGGATTCCCGAGTTAATGACATACACTTTAAAGTACCTTGTAGATACTGGAACCCTCATTATGAAAATCACAAGTCGCGGAGCGACTGAAGACGTACTACAACAACTTGAGGACCTTTCTAAAAATTTTACATACGTAAGAGTGTGTAATTTAAATGCTGTAACTTTTTCCTCAGAATTATGGATAGTCTTCGCGAATAAGCGTAAGCCACCCGTACAAGGCTGGACATCACATGAACTGAGGGCTGAGTTACGTAAGCATTGGTATTCTATGACACGCAGTATAATTCAACCTCTAATGCGTTCTAGACAAAGTGTATTCAGATACTCTCCCAAATAACCCACTAGTTAATCCCATTTTATGATTAACTCAAAATGCCCGCTACTATTTCAAACAACAACAACGTCAATGCCCAACCAGGCACATCGAAACAGACCCGGCCCACCAATAATTCTAAAACCGGAAACGCAATGGCACCAAAACCACAACGCCAACGCAAGCAGCAGCAGCAAGCTTCATCGCAGTCCCCTAAACAACCACCCAAAGGACAACCAAAACCTAAACGCAACCAACCTAATGCTGCAGCATCTGCCCAGCCTAAGGTCAAGAAAGCAATTGCAACAGGCCCCAACTACACCGAAACCAGCGGTAAACTTTACAAAATCGGAAAAGAATTCGATGCTAGAAACCACATGGGATGGAGGAAAAATGAAAAGACTGGATCAACAGTCCAGTTCCTCTTTAAACCTAAAATGGCATCCCGAATTGACCAAGTCTACTATCGCAATCAATTTGAGGATCCTGACCATTTCATCCATACTTTCGGTGTTGGCGTATTTGTTCAAGACTCAACCCTTGAGCGCAATGCAATTTACAACCACCAAAAACTCACTACTGAAGAAAAAGATGAGTACGTTCGTAAACTATCTGATGCCTTCAATGCAATCCTCCTGCGTACACGTCAAGCATTTGACTCTGGTTCCCTTCCTGCTCTTACTGTTGATGCTGCCTAATGCTAACTGCTCTACCCGTATAGATTTGAGCACACACCACATAGTTTCATATAACAAGCCACTTATAGTGGTAGATGATTTTCTGAAGACAACTTTAAAATATAATTTTGGCACTGATTTGTATAATAGTGCTATAAATTATAAAACCTCTTTCGAGCAACTTCTGAATAACTTTAAAACACCTTACCAACCACTTGTTGACGCCTTCCGCGTTTTATTTAGTTATTTAGGTATAGAACCCGTAGCCCATCCATTCAAGGATTACTTCAATGCTGATTCCCCTTGCCCCTTGCAAACTACAACAACCACTGGCGATGTAACCACTATAGGTGAACATTTCCAAGAAATCTTGGATGATGGTAATTTAGAATTGGAACCACTAGCTAGTTATTGGCTTAGACATACAGAAGATATTTTTGTATACACACGATCACAACTATGGGCCTTTATATGTCCTTCTGAATTTGCACAAGCTAGTATATTTTTACCCAATTATACTGAAGCCATTTATAATGTATCAACCGCTTTTTGTAAAACTGTCTATTATGACACCCCTACAAATGCCTTCAATGCTGAAATTTGTAATAAAGTTAATTTCATCACACCAGCCAAAGCACAAAAACGCAGCAAACGTTGGGATTCTTCCTACGTTTGTGGCTGGCCACTTGTATCTAGCGCCGCTAAAGTGCTGGGAGGTGAATGTACAACTAACATCGACATTGGTACTTTAAAATCAAGTCTAAATGCTATTCAAAATTTCTCTTATGCAAATACAGAATTAATCCACGACTTACAATCACAGCTTAGTGTTGTAAATGCTCGCACAAATCTTCACTATAATCAACTTCAACAACTCGTCACAGCTATAAATGATCATCAAGCTAAATATGTGAATGACATAAACAACTTAATTAACCATATTAAGAATACAACTAACACTATGGAAAATCGCATTAATGTTAACTCCATTATTATGTCTTATACTAATTCACTCTTTCGTGTATATCAAAATATAGTTGATTATCGCTTCGCGTATATAGAAACACTTAGTTCCATACAGCAACACTATCATTTTCCCTCTGAACATCTACATGCTTTTAATGTCCCTCTTCAGGCTAAACTTCGAGAGCATGGGTTTTCAATACCTATTATAGATTCAAATATCCCTTACTCTTATGGTAAAGTTAGATATCTAAATGTAACTGGCATAAATTTTTATGACCTTGAATTTGATATCTACATCCCTGTAATAAAACTCATTCATGAAAAAGATAGTAAATACTACCATTCAACGCTTTCAGCGCTCCCCATTGGAATTAATACTACACTAGTAACTTACAATACTTATCAGGGTAATGCTATATGCACAGATACGTATTGTCTTGAGTCACCTATTAACGGATTTTGCCGCGAAGGTGAGAGTTATTGGTATTGTGGCCAACATTATATTAGAACACTTCATAAAATAACCTCTTTGTATACCAAACCCACAAAATTCACTRAAAGTGCCATGTTTATACCACCACATACTATGTACTTTGTACATAATACCACTTATTCATTAAACTATGGATCCTCACTTCAAGCACTAGCTGGTTCTATACTGATGCTAACTTGCAACTCTACAGTCCAGATCCCTGGGTACAACTTCAACTCCAACGATTTTGTTTCGTGCACAGATATGAATGTTAATAATGTTTTTATACATCCCTCCCTACGTGTCAATGACGCAAACTTCTATATACCGCCCACTCGAGTAGATCTACTTGAAAAACTTTATAAACGCGATATAATCCCTATACTAAATCATATACAAAAAGCTAATGACATAACTATAGACACCACGGCTGACGAAGAATTAAAACAACAATATGAAACACTTAAAAGCGATTTCAATGCTAAATACGACGCATTGAATATAGAAAATAGACGAATACACGCACTAATTAATAGTATGCATTCCATACAATCGGAACCCTCATATATTCTATACATGGTTATCGCAGTAATCGTTTTTATAGTCCTCAAATTTCTTAGAATCATATAATCATACTACTACTATCAAAATATAAAAACCCCCTTTTTAAATATGATAGTCAAAATTACCATCCTTTTTAGCATCCTCGCTGTCGCTATGGCAGCAGACACGACCCCAGAAGTGGTGTCACCCTCCACTAAGCTCTGTGAAGCAAGTTCTACACAACACTGTACTGCAATGGGCTACGATTACTGCAAAAGCATCTCTGGTGTCCAGAGTTGTTACTGCTCCCATGTACAAAATTTCACAAGCGTTATGGACGTCATCGACAAAAATTTGAAATGCTCAATTACGTCTAGCAAATATCTAGACCCACACTACTGGTTTCGCGACCTCCTGGCGGCTAGCGTCACACTTTTGGTCATATTCACTGCTATTACTTGGGCTTATCTTATTCCTACTTATGCTAAAATCGATGCTATTTATACGAACTCAACCTCTAAAGCAAAACAATTGCACTACATCCCCCTACTACCACGGCAGTCTGACGGCAGTTATACGCTCCTCCCCGGACGATCGTATAAATAAACTGCAATCACGTATCCAGTCAGAAAATCGACTTAGGTGGTTGTTTAATAACTTCTCTAATTGCATCACTTGTTCGTATAAGTTAGCTACATTTTTATATTACATATTTACCGCAATATACTATGGCTTCTGCCTTATTATGTTATATATATTATGGATTTACTTTACCCAATTAACTAACCAAATTAAACTTGTATATCACAACTTTAGTAATCCATATAACTAGGTTTTAAATCACATCACTAAATAATGTAATAATACCCACTAATACAAAACACTTTATTACATCCACATAAAACCGCCTGAGTTTAGTTAAAGCTGTATACTTTACGCCTCCTTGGAGGATTCTAGACAGACCATTCTAGACAGCACTAATTTAATCACGCGTTTCTTAACACGCATTTAACACAGCAAAATACAAAAATTTTTACCTATGCCAAATGCCAAATTTACTACACACACCTAAATTCACACCACATTGATAAACTAAACACCACTTAAAATTCAAAATCACTCTATACATTCTTAGGAAAGTCATGTTGGAAAGTACGCTAGATCTTGTTGTTGGCAGGAAGCGTAGTGCTCATGTTTATGTGTCCGGCCTCGGGCCTAATCGAAGATTTTTATACATACGGACACAAGGCCTGGAACAAGCCGATCATTCAAGTAAATAACATCCACTGAACAAAAGTTGAACCACTGAATGAGACTAATGTATAGAATAGAGACGCAAACACACTACGCGGGATCGAACCGGAAACCACACATTGTACCGGCCATTCTTTGTACACCACTTATTATAGTTTAGATGTCAGCTATTATGAATTGTTTTGTATTTCTTACCACTATAGTCTCGCCTGTAAGAGAGATTGTACGCAATATACAACACACTACAATTCTAGTAGACATTGAACAGCAGGGTATTGCCCGCCTAACTTATAATACGCCAGTGTACTGATCACTTTCCATGGCGGAATAACCACCAACACATACCACACTATCTAACATTACATACATGGACAAAACACAACAGCAGAAATATCAACAGACAATTAAGACCGAACACCACTGGTGAGTAGGTGTACTGAACTCCGAGGAGACGTAGGTACATGGAATTGTTATAGACTGCAGATATCAATACATATCTTGTGCGAGAAAATACATTGCGAGAGACGCATTGAGTAGTGAAGCATTAGGCACCCGAAAACGGTTAGGGCTTAGTAGTATGGCGCTTGGCATTACAGGTAAAAAAAAAAAAAAAAAAAAAAAAAAAAAAAAAAAAAAAAAAAAAAAAAAAAAAAAAAAAAAAAAAAA